CACCGCCGCCCGCGTCGTCATCCCCGGCGTGCTCGTGATCGACCGCCAGCCCGAAGGGTCGAAGCGCCGGCACCGCGTCCGGTTCGTGCTGCACCTGCGGCGAGCACACGCCGCAGCCATCCGCAGGTGGCGCGATGCCCGCCGAACAAGCACAGATTGACCTGACACTGCACCCGCGTCAGGGTGCAGCGTTCCAGTCGCCCGCGACCGAGATCCTCTACGGGGGCGCGGCCGGGGGCGGCAAGAGCCACCTGATGCGCGCCGCGGCGATCGCCTGGTGCTGCGCGATCAAGGGGCTGCAGGTCTACCTGTTCCGGCGGATCAGCGAGGATCTGGTCAAGAACCACATCGAGGGGCCGAACGGCCTGCGCGCCATGCTCGCGCCGTGGGTGCTCGCCGGGCTCGTCAACATCGTCGAGGACGAGATCCGGTTCTGGAACGGCAGCAAGATCTACCTCTGCCACTGCAAGGACGAGAAGGACCGATTCAAGTACCTGGGCGCCGAAATCCACGTCCTGCTGATCGACGAGCTGACCACGTTCACGGACGTCATCTATCGGTTCCTGCGGTCCCGCGTTCGCGCGGTCGGGCTAGAGGTGCCGGAGGCGATGCAGGGGTTGTTCCCGCGCATCTTGGCCGGGTCGAACCCCGGCAACATCGGGCACCACTGGGTCAAGGCCGCGTTCATCGATGGCGTGATGCCCATGAGCGTGCGCCAGGTGTCGGACGACGAGGGCGGCATGATCCGGCAGTACATCCCGGCGAAGCTGGAGGACAACCCGAGCATGGCGGCGAACGACCCGCAGTATCGCCTCCGGCTGCGCGGGCTCGGGCACCCGGCGATGGTCAAGGCGATGGAGGACGGCGACTGGAACGTGCTGCTCGGCGCGTTCTTCCCCGAGTGGTCGACCGCGCAGCATGTGATCGACCCGTTCACGCCGCCGAAGCATTGGACGGTGTTCGGGGCGTTCGACTGGGGCAGCGCGCGGCCGTTCTCGTTCGGATGGTACGCGGTCGCCAACGGGGACGCGCTGCCCGACGGTCGCTCGTTCCCCCGTGGCTGCCTCATCAAGTTCCGCGAGTGGTACGGGATGGAGGACGGGCAGCCCAACGTCGGGCTGCGGCTGACGGCCGAGCGGGTCGGGGAGGGCATCCGCGAGCGTGAGGCCGACCTGGTGCGGGCGGGCATCAAGGTCGCCTACCGGACGGCCGATCCGTCCTGCTGGAAGGAGGACGGCGGGCCGAGCATCGCCGAGCGGATGTGCGTCCCGCTTCAGCCTGCGGACAACTCCCGGCTGGCCGGCTGGGATCAGCTGCGCTCGCGGTTGGTCGGCGACGACGGTAATCCAATGCTGCTGATTACCAGTAATTGCGTGCACACGATCAGGACGCTCCCGGCGGTCCAGAGTGATAGCGTCAAACTGGACGACGTCGACAGCGACGGCGAGGATCACGCGCCGGACGAGGTGCGGTATGCGTGCATGTCGCGCCCGTGGGTGCGGCCGGTCGCGGTGGTGAAGCCGATCAAGCCATTGTCGAAATTGACGTTCAGCGAGTTCCTGTCGGCGACCGAAAAGCAGAAGCAGCGGAGAAAACGCCTATGAGCAACGTCGTGAAGACCGGCGCGCCGGTGCGCGTGAGCGCGAGCGGGGTAATCCGCTACGGGAACTGCAACCTGATCGGTGTCATCGTCAACTCGACGACCTCGGGCACGATCACGCTCTACGACGAAGTGAGTGCGACCGGGACGGCGTTCGTGGCCGCGATCGCGCCGACGGCGGGCACCTACGTCCCGATCCCGGCGTCATGTGCGAAGGGCATCTACTTCGCGCTCGCGAACACGATGAACGTCACGTTCTTCGTGGCGGACTGACATGTCGAACATCGTAGCCACCGGAACGCCGGTGCGGATGCAGAACGCATCGGGCGTGCTGCACCTGGGTCCCTGCAACCTGATCGGGGTGCTGGTCAACTCGACCAGTTCGGGGACGATCACGCTCTATGACGAGGTGAGCGCCACGGGCACGCCCGTGGTGAACGCGATCACGACGACGGCGAGCACGTTCAAGGATCTGCCGATCTCGTTCGCGAAGGGCATCTACTTCTCGAAGGGCGGCACGCTGGACTGCACGTTCTTCATCGCGGACTGACATGGCCGATACCGGCGCGCAGACGGGTCAAGTAGACGGCGCGGAAGAGTTCGCGCAGGACGGGCCGGGCATCTACGCGCGGTGGGACGCCGAGCTGCGGCTGGCAAAGAAGGAGTTCGACACCTACCGCACACGGTGCCGCCAGATCGTGCGCCGTTATCGGTCGGAGAGCGGCGACGCGAACGAGACCGACACGCGGCCGGGGCTGCAGCTGCTCTGGTCGACGGTGCAGACGCAGATTCCCGCGGTCTACCAGTTCCCGCCGCAGGTCGAGGTGTCGCGGCGATTCAAGGCGAAGAGCCCGGCCAGCCGCGTGGCCTCGCTGATCCTCGAGCGGTACATGCAAGTCGAGATCGACCGCGACCGCATCGGGGACGAGACGCTGGGCGTGCTGCTCGACCGGCTGCTCTGCGCGCAGGGGCAGATGTGGGTCGAGTACGAGCCGATCATCGCGCCCGTACCGCAGCCGGTCGTCGTGGTCCGTGACGACGCCGGCAACCTGATGACGCAGGGCGGCGAGGCGTACACCGGGGACGAGCCGCAGGAGGGACCGGACGGCCAGTTGATGGGCATGCAGCCGTTCGACCAGATGGTGGACTGTCGGGCGCCGGCGGTGCACATCGACCTGGAGGACTTCCTGCACTCGCCGGCGCGCAAGTGGCGCGAGGTGCGCTGGGTTGCGCGGCGGCAGTTCTTCACGCGGGACGAGTGCGTGAAGCAGTTCGGCGACGGGATGGCGAAGTACGAGTGGACGCCGGGGCAGATCCCGCTCGCGCAGAAGGCGAAGCTGTCGGACGAGGACGAGAACGGCCCGCAGGCCGACCTGTTCAGGCGCGCCGAGGTCTGGCAGGTGTGGGATGACGAGGTCATCTACTACATCTGTCAGGGCATGGGCGTGCCGCTGGACGTCGTGCCGCGCCCGATGGAGTTGAAGGGCTGCCGCTGGCCGTGTCCGCGTCCGCTGTACGGGACGATGACGACCAGCAGCATGATCCCGGTGCCCGACTTCATCCAGTGGCAGGACATGGCGGACGAGGTTGACGAGCTCACCGCGCGGATCGAGTCGCTGACGCGGGCGGTCAAGGTGGTCGGCGCGTACCCGGCGAGCGCGCCGGAGCTCGATCGTGTGCTGAACGACACGACGGACAACGAACTGATCGCGGTCGACAACTGGGCGGCGTTCAAGGAGCGGGGCGGGCTCGAGGGCATGGTGTCGATGATGCCGATCGGCCAGGTGATCGAGGCCCTGACCAAGCTGCAGGAGCAGCGGCGAGAGCGGATCGAGTACATCTACCAGATCAACGGGATCGGCGACATCCTGCGCGGGCAGGGCGATCCGCGGGCGACGGCGACGCAGGAGAAGATCAAGGCGTCGTACGGGTCGCTGCGGTTGCGGCAGATGCAGCAGGATCTCGGGCAGTTCATCGAGCGCGTGCTGGAGATCAAGGCCGAGGTGATCTGCGAGAAAGCGCCGCCGGAGGTTTTGGCCGAGGTGTCGGCGATCGGCGAGATCGAATCGGAGCACCAGTACATCCAGCCGGCGCTGCAGATGCTGAAGGATTCGCGGATGCGCGATCTGCGGATCGACGTCGACGAGCGCAGCATGGTGGCGATGCAGGACGAGGAAGAGAAGGCTGCGCGCGGCGAGTTCCTGCAGAATTTCGCCCCGATGCTGGATCGTGTGATGGCGGCGAGCCAGCAGATGCCGGCGTTGCTTGACGTCGTGGGCGAGACGATGCTGTTCGGCGTGCGCGGGTATCGCGTGGGTCGGGACATGGAGGGCACGTTCGAGCAGTTCGTTGAGTCGGTGAGGCAGCAGTCGGCGCAGGCGCGTGAGCAGGCGAAGGCGAATCCGCCGCCGCCGCCGTTGCCGCTGATGGTCGAGCAGGCGAAGGCCGCGAACGCTGCGAAGCTGGAGCAGATGCAGCACCAGAACAAGATGCAGCAGTTCGCCGCCCAGGCGTCGAACGATGCAGAGGCCGAGAAGGCGAACGCGATCAGCGAGGCGGCGATCGAGCAGATGCGGGAGCAGTCGAAGCAGCGCACGGCCGAGATGGAGGCGCAGTTGCAGGAGCGGATGCTCGCGATGGAGAGCGCGTTCGACATGCGGCTGGAGCGGTTCAAGGCCGAGTTGAAGGCCGAGAACGACCGGCAGATGGCGGCGATGAAGGAAGAGTCGCTTGCCGGCGTGATGATGCGCGGACTGATGGGCCGGCGCGTGCTGAAGGAGCGCCCTGACGGGACGGCGTACTCCGAGATGGAGTTCGACGACGACGAGAGCGGCGGGGTCCGGCAGTAGTGGCGACGTTCACGTTTTTCGATGAGTGGAAGCGGTATCAGGCGACGGTCGCCAACGTCGACACGGACACCTTCAAGCTGTTCCTGACGAACAGCGCGGTCAACGCCGGCACGAACACGGTCAAGGCCGACCTGTCGCCGATCAGCGGCGCGGGCGGGTACGCCGAGAAGACGTTGACGACGGCCTGGGCGGAAACCGGCGCGGGGACCGGTGTATGGCGGTTGAGCATGGGCGCCGATCAAACGTGGACGGCGAGCGGGGCCGCGTTCGACGCTTTTCAGTACGTCGTCGTGTACGACAGTACCGTTGCTGGTAGCCCGCTCGTCGGGTATTGGAATTACGGTTCGGCGTTGACGCTGAACGATGGCGACAGTTTCACGCTCGACGTAGACGCGAATTTCTCGGTATACACACTAACGTAAGGCGCACATGGCTATCTATTCGCTGGCTCAACGGACGACGGTTACGACGATCGGCGCGGCGTCGCACGCCTTCTTGTCGCCCGCAACGAATGAAGCGGCCTTGATGGAGTGGGGCTACTTCAACGGCGCGGCGACGGCGTGCGTTACCGGCCTCGGGAGGTCCGCGAACACTCCGACGCTGACGGGCGGTGTCGCGTTTCTCGCGGAGGACGAGGGGCGCCCGACGGGGTTGACGCAGGGGGCGGTAGCGTTCGGCACGGCGCCGACGGTGCCGACGCAGTTTTTCCGGCGCTTCTCGCTCGCGGCGCTGGTCGGCGCGGCGGTCGTGTATACGTTCCCGCGCGGCATTGTGCTGCCGGCGGGCGGGCAGGCTATCGTAGCGTGGAACATCACGGCCAACAGCGCGGTCGTGGATGTGCATGCGGTCGTAGACGAATGATGAAGCCCGCGACGCTTGATGATCTGCACGGCGATACGGTCGTGGCGCGGATCAGCATTTCGCTATGCCGCAGCGGGCTTATGAAGATTGAGGGCAGCATCACCGACGAGCGATTTACGCTGCACATGTTGGACACGGCGCGCGAAACGATGGTCGGCTATCACGCGAAGCAGAAGCTTGGCGAGCGCAGCCCGATCCTTGTTCCCGCATACGATACGTCGCTCGTGGGGACGCCGGAGGAAAAGGCACTGCTGGCTGCCCGCGACGAATTGGCGAACGCGCACTAATGGGTTGCCAGAACCGCTACGGGACGATTGCGGTCGGGGTATACGGATCGCATCAACCGGGGACGGTGCGCCCGATGACAGAGCAGCGGACGCAGCCGCTCTTTAACTGGGAGGCGCGCGAGGCGAAAACATGGCGTGACCGGAACCGCTGGTTTTCGCTCTGGTCGTTCGGATGCCGCATCGGGTGCGCCGAGCCGAGCATGGACGGCGCAGCGCCGGCAAATCACGACATGCATTCGCCGGACCTGTACGAGCCATATAGCTGCGATGGCGCGGGGACGCAATCGAAGCGGTTCCTGCGCGGGCTGTGCAAAGACGCGACGGATGCCATCGTTGCGAACGCGACGGTGCAGGCGTTCGTCACCGCGACTGATGCGTATGCGGGCGAGGGGATCAGCCTTGATGATGGGACGTATTACGTCGGCGTCGAGCAGTCGGCGGCGACGCCTCACTATCTGGTCGCGTACAAGGTAGGCAGTCCGGACATTGCCGGGACGACGGTTAACACGCTTTTGCCGACGAACGTAGACGGGACGTAACTATGTCCGGCCAGAGGGACATTACCCTCCGATCCGGGCACGCGACACCTAGCACCATCGTCTTGCGCGCGTTGCCGGTGGCGACGGCGAGTACGACGACGATCTATCTGTACGAGGGGGACGCGACCCCTAGCACGATCATCCTGCGCGATCCGACGACGCTCGCGGCTACGGGCGGCGCGCAGTCGTACACGATGACGGCAACGCCGGCCACACTGACGCTCGCGGGCGCGGGCGCGGTGGCGGCGCTCACGGTAGCCCGCCGACTGACGGCGCTTCCTGGCGCCCTGGTGCTGACGGGGGCCGAGGCGACGCTGCGCGTGTGGCGGACGCTAACGGCTCTGCCGGGCGCGCTGACGCTGACCGGGGCGGCCGCAATGCTGGACTACGTTCCAGGAACCGCGCCTGCCGTCCCCGACACGCACGACGGCGCCGGGTGGATCAAGCGGCCCGAGCGCGACCTGCGGCCGCTCGAGCGCGACGAGCTGCGCGCCATGCTCGAGGCGGCATTCGCGGACGCCCCGTCCGACCCCGTTGTGGTCGAAGCCCGCCGCGAGCACCGGCTGGAAGCGACCGACGCCACCGACCCGCGGGTGGACTGGTCGCGGATGCTGGCCGACCTGACCGCTTGCGCCGCCGTTCTGACGCGCTACACCGAGCGGATCGACAGCGGACGCACGCGCATCCAGCAGGGCGAGGCGGCGCGCGAGGATCTGCCGTACTCGTCAGACAGCATCGACCAGATGATCGCGTCCGTGCGCGCCGAGATCGCGGCGAAGAAGGCCCGCAAGCGCCGCGAAGCACTCCTGCTGCTGCTGTCGTAATCCTAATCCGCCGATTACATCGCTAACTCGATCGCGCGGTTGGTGAATCGCCCCGCGGCATCTGCCAATCTGGCCTTGATGCCAATCTACGAGTACCGCTGTCGAGAC